TCACGCTTGGATTTCTTTGCATTGTAGTAGCAAAGCAAGTGTATTTGGCATCTTTGCCCTTCGTCATCTTTCTAGTCTTTGGATTGAACCAACTTTGACAATCCCTAGCACTTGGACAACTATATCCACTCGGTAAGCTAAAGTTCAATACTTGAGGTGGTCTTTTACCTTCGTGCCACTCATTTATCTTATCTAGCTTTGCATTACTGCTACTACCAAATTTTAGTAGTCTCATTCTCAACTCCCTTTTTTTATTTCATTCGATAATTAATTAATTTCATTCGATTAATGTCTCTAAAATTTGAGTCATAATCCATAACTCTATCTAAAAGTGCATCAATTAATTCAACTTGTGTAACATCTTTTGGCAGAAACAATTCATCTAACAATTTCATGTACTCTACACTATCTTTATGTAATGTCCATTTACCCTTTGGTGATGCTATTATTGGATTTTTTCTTATGTATTTATCTATCATAACGTATCCTTTCATTGTTGTTATGTGTGAGAGTGTGACCGACTGCAGAGCATCGATTGTATCGAGGCATGACTATTGTTCTAGAACCTTTCCGTTCCCTATGATGCAATCAATCTCACTCTCTAACCGAACTTTTATTTTTACAAGCTTACTGATTTCTAAGCTTTATTATATATTACCACACTCTCTCTCTCAAGTCAAGACCATGATATAATATTATTTAGTTGTATATTGGTTTTCCGTATGGTGTAAAGTTTGGTACAACTCCACTACCTGATCCCCGTCTTTGCTTTGCTTTGTATGGCATATCATTGCCAACAGTACATAGCATATTAAATCTTCTCTCTTCAGTATGGGCTACACACTCAACGCTATCGTGCTTACGATTGCAAGTTCTAGGTTTGACCCACCTGTTGAGTAATAAACAATATCTGCTCATGGTCTCAACTCCCGTTTTGCTAGTCTGGTTCTGACTATTTTTATTTAGTTTTATTTAATCTTCTTGAGATTATTATATCACTCTCTCTCTCAGTTGTCAAGTATCTTTTAGTAATTATCCTTCATAAGGTGCTTATACTAGCTTTTCTTTAAAGAGTTCTTAACTATTTGATTAAGTAACTTTGTTAATCTCTTTTATTATCTTATCAAATCTTTTTAATATTGTCAAGTATTATTTATATAATTTATTATATTTAATATATTAATAATATTAATAATATTAATTATTAATTAGATAATGATCTAATAATATCATAAATATATTATATTGTCAATGGGTTTCTTTCTCTCTCTCAGCTTGACTTATTAACTAATATGTGTTATAATTGACTTGTCAATAATATATAATTGGCTATTGCATAATTTTTATTGACTGGCAATAATACGCCGATAGACGTAGTGGGGTATGTATTATATATATGTATACCTCTCAGAGCGTTGAGATTACAATATGACACTATCTAATAAAATACATGAAGAATACCCGGATATGGAAATACTATTAGCTGACGGGTTTGATGATGCGTTTATAGGTATTGGTCAACAATTCTCTAAATTTATGGCAGTGTACGATAAATCAAAATGTATCGAGATCCTGACGGATCAAGGTATGACTGACGATGAGGCCATGGAATACTTTGATTACAATGTGACAGGATCATACATGGGAGACAATACTCCGGTGTTTATAGAAAGGATAGAATTATGAATGCAGAAGATAAATACAATAAGTTTCAAGAAATAAAAGATTTATTACCTTGGATAATTTTTAAATACAAGTGTGGAACAATTAATGCTTTGAGGTTAGAAGAGTTATGGAAACCAACAAATAAGAAAAAAGAAAAAGTTGTAGCATGGGCTGAGCTTTGGAGATGTGGCTGGTTAAACTGTGACTGTCATATAGTTGATCATTGGTTAGAATGGGATGATGATTTACCTAATGCACTATGGAAAGAAAAAAATATTGCAAAAGATAGTTATGGTGATAAAAAAGATAACAGGAATGCTAATGTAATAGAAAGCCAAAAACACATGGCTTATGGTGAATAGATATGCCATTCATGACTAATGGAAAAAGAGATTATAAAAAAGAGTTGGCGTGGGAAAAGAAGAATAGGCCCAATAGAGCAAAGGAAAGAGCCAGTCGTAATGCTGCAAGAAGAATGCTTGGTCTTAAGGTAGGTGATGGTAAGCACGCAGATCATAAAGATAATAATCCTAGGAATAACAAAAGATCTAATTTAAGAGTATCTACTGCTAAGACTAATTTAAAAAGAGAGGGGAGAAGAAAACGAAATGCCAGTTAATGTACAAGAGATCATTGCCAGAATAGGTACAGGGTTTACTGCTATTGAGAAAAGGGTACTCAAGGTACTACCTGCTTGGAAACAGTGGCCTAGAAGACTCAGGAAGGTTTATATACTGCTTGGCACATACGGATCTAGTAATGCTGCACTCAGGGAGATGTGTGATGAGTTCGGATGGGATGCTAATGAGTTGAAAGAGCAGATTGAGCAGTGTCAAGATTTTTATGATGCACTTCAAGAATACAGAGAAGAAGGTGCGTATCCAGAAATACCACAGAGTAAAAGAAACTCAAGACTTACTACTGCACAATTAAATACCCTCTATACTCAAGAGGCAGCGATGATTCAGTTTATGCACCTAGAAGATGCTAAGGCACAAGGTAAAGCAGGTACTGACTTTGCGATTAAATTAATTTTAGAGGCAGGAATGCTGGATATCGTAGAGAATGTATCTGAAAGACCAGAGATCAAACATTACTTTGATCAGCAAAAAGAAGGCCCGGGTGTACTTGAAGGGCACAGCATCGATAACACAGAACTGATTGTTGATGACGGACTTCCTGATTTCAGTAAAAAAGAAGAAGATGATCTACCAACTATTGCACCTGATCTATAATGTATAAACCATACCCTTGGCAACAGAATATGCACGAAAGCGAAGCCAAGATTAAATTTGTGCAAGCTGGCAGGCGTGCTGGTAAAACACGTTCTGCGTTGAATGAAGCCCTCTCTGTGATACGGAAAGCCTCAGTCATGCCTGTCATCTTTCCCGGTGAAACTAAAAAACAAACTGCAAATGAAGCAGGACTAATACCACCTATCCATGTCTGGACAGTTGCACCTACAAGAGCACAGATGTTACAGCAGTGGAACGAGATGCAAGAGTTTATACCTGAGAATCTTGTAAGAGTAAAAAAAGATAATCAAAGAGGTGGCAGAGGTGGTGGATTTAAACACGATGAATTAAACGTGTGGCTAGATTTTAAAGATACAAACGGCAAATGGATGGCAGGAAAGTGGAGAAGATCTGTTTTCTGGGAACTGAAGTCTGCCGATAATCCAGAAGGACTGCAAACTGTAGGTCTTGATTTTCTACACATGGCTGAATCACAGGACATCAAAGAAGCTGCGTGGAACAAGGTCAGGCCTACGCTTAACTCTCCCGGTAGAATGGGCAGGGCTATTGTAGAAGGCATACCTCCAGAAAGCTCACAGCACTGGTTTGCAAGAAATTTTAAGATGGCAAAAGACAATCCATCAAACAGAAGAGAGGCATTTCACGCATCTACGTTTGATAATCCGTATCTGACTGAAGACGACAAGATGGAGATAGAAGAAGAAAAGGCAACTCTTACAGAAAACATATGGGAAAGATTCTACATGGCTCATCAGCCAGAGGGAGCAGGTAACTTTTTTAGAAATGTTACTGCAGCGTACTCAAAATCAGATTCTGTAGAACTTGCAAGACCACACGAAGACAGATTCTATGTAGCAGGTCTTGACCTAGGTAGAACTAACGATGCGACAGTTTTGATTATCAAAGACAGACAATCCAGAACTTCTGTGTTTGCTGTAGAACTTTTAAAAACAGATTGGTCTCTGCAGGTAGAAACTATCAAGCGTGAGGCGATTAGATGGGGTGTACAAGAGATTTACATGGACTCTACAGGTCTAGGTGGTAAATTAGGAGAAGACGTGCTGTATCGTGAGCTTATGGAAGAGTCTATTCCTGTGGTTGGATACAACTTTACACCTGCAAAAAAATATCAATTATTTTTAGACTATGCACTGTCGCTTGAAAAAGAAACAGTTGCATTTCCACAGAGTTGGGGTAAACTAATAAGTCAGTTAGAAGACATTGCACATAGGGAAACAGCAAATCGGGGACACACTTTTTATACTGTGTCCGGGAGGCATGATGACTGGGTGGATGCAGAATGTTTGGCTTTAATGGCCTGTGATCCTGCTGTAGATATGAATGAAGAAAGATTCTTTCCTACGTCAAAGTCTGGAATCACCCCACTAAACTCAAGCTATTCTAAGAAGTCATCCAGAATAAAAAGATGGAGACAGCAGAAGCGTGAGATGGAAAACTACGAAGAACCTGAGCTCTTGATAAAAGAACAATAAGGAGTAGCATTGGTATCATATCAAGGTGGCTATCAGCAGACATCTTCTGACCCAGAAGAGGAGATAGCAAGAGAGGGAGCAAATCCTATAGAAGAACCTTTGGTTAGTCTTGAACTTATCATGGATAAGCTAAATCAAGGTAAATCAAAGTTTAGAGATTTCTATGATTTGTGTAGTGAGTCTGAAGAATTTTATCTTGGTGAGTTTGATTTTGATGTTCCAGAGACTGGATCACTAATTAGACTTGGTACATCTCAAAGTGTTGTCAACTCACTTGTAGCACACGTTACACCTCAGTTCTTAGATATATCAGTGCCATCACCGGGAGCAAGAGGTCAAGCAAGAGCAGAACTTATTGAAAAGTTTTTGATCGGTGCAAACCATATGCTAGAACAGTTTTCTCCAACTAGAAGAGAGATTGCAAAGCAAATGGCATTGTACGGAGTTGCTTGGGAAAAGACAGAGTTTGCTGCAAACAGGTGGCAAGAGTTTCCAGAACCTCCAGCAGATGGTCAAGACGCAGATTATAAAGAACGTGTTAAAGAAGTTCTTGATAATAGAAATCTTACATTCCCCGTTCTTACTACAACAGTAAACCCAAAAAGTTGCGTTTGGGATCTTAACAATGGACAAGATCCTAGATGGATAATCCACTACTACGAAGTAGACGCAGACTGGGTTTCTGCACACTTTCCTGATTGGGATGGCCCGATGACAGGAAGAGTAGAATTTATTGAATACTGGACAAAAACGCAAGTAGCGTATGTAGCAGATGACAAATTTGCATTAGAGCCAAGGCGACACGGATACAAGACTCTGCCATTTACACAGTATTGGCCTCACACAGGTTTGATGACCGAGGATGCTGAACCTGAAAGATTATACAGAGGAATACTGCATGGTAACTTCGATATGCTTAGAGCAGAGTCTAGGCTGGCTTCACAGTACATGGACATTGTTGCTAACTCAGCATGGCCCACTAGAGACTTTAGAGGGCCTCCGGGTATCACAGAACAAGTTATGGATGGTTACGAAGAGACACCGGGTGCTAAAAACTTTATGCCTCAGAACGTAACTATTGAGCAGAGCAGAGTGGCAGAACCACCTGCATCAATACAGATTGCACAGAGCATGATGAGCAGAGCTATTGAATCTAATACTGCACCTGCTGTTGTCAGGGGAGAACGACCACAAGGTGCTGCATCTGGTTATCACACTGCAGTTCTTGCAGGTATAGCAGCTTTGAACTTTGGTCCGTATGTAGAAGCATCTCAAAGAGGCCTTCAGAACAGGAACTCTATTGTGTTACAAATTATTGAGAACGTAATTCAAGATAAGGTAACTGTATTTGGAAAAACAGAAGCTGGTGCACTAGATGCAATTATTAGACCTAACGATATTAGAGGTCACTATGTAAACATGGTGCAACTTACACCAACATCTCCAGAGGAGCAGGAAAGAAAACTAAATCTTTATGCAAACCTTTGGAGATCAGGATTTATAGATCATGATACATCGCTAAGAAAAGCAGGTGTGTCAAATGCACTAGATGTAAGATCTAGATTGCTGGCAGAAGAGTTCTTGAAATCTCAACAGGTACAAGAAGTTCTTCAGGGTGAGGCAGCTAGAAGAGTGCCATTGTTAGCACAGATCATTGAATCTGCTAGTGGTGGACAGACATCTACAGCTCAAGCAGAGCAGATTGCACAAAACATTATAAACACTCAAGGCTCACAGCAACTACCAAACGCTGGAAACTTTAGTTCGGTGAATCAACCACCAAGAACTTTAGCCTCAGAAAGAGCAAGAGTTCAAACTAACACAAGACCTGTTATACCGGGAAGTCTTAGAGAGCAAGATTTAGTTGCTCGTCAAATAGCTAGCCCAGCAAGAACAGGAAACCAAAGAGTCCCGGGTAGAGACTTACCACCCGGATTAGGAGTATAAATGGGCAAGAACGATTTTATAAATAACGCATTCAAAGAAACAGATGACCTAATGAAAAGATTTTTAGGAACAGTTGGAGAGTCTTACAAGGATATGCAGAAACCTGAAGATCCAAAGCAAAGACAGGCTAGAACTAGAGAAGAAGCATTAGAAAAATTACTAAGGGGATTCCAACAATGATGAATTATGACATTCAGCAAACGCTGAGAGAACAAAGAGCAGAACAAGAAAGGCTACGAAATAGAAGAGATCAAAATGTTGATCAATCTACAAGTATGCTTTCACCGGGTACAAGTCCATCTGCAGTTACTGGTAATTTGTTTAACCAACAGCAATCTTTTATTCCTCCGACCCCTGCGACACCGGGATTGGCTAATACAGGTTTTTCTGCTGCTGCAGAACAAAGAAGACTAGAAAATCTTGCAGCTTCAAATGCAGCAAATATGCAAAACAGGCAAGCTGATGTATTAGGTCAGATACCTCAAGGTAACTTTGTTGGTAGTCCAGATGTTTTACAAGGAATCGTAGAATCAAGAACTCAGGAAGTTTTACCTGAAAACAGGCAGGCTACAATAGGTAATCAAACAGTTGTAGGTGGAAGATCTCCAATGTTTGACGCTGCAGGAATTAGTAACCTAGCAGCAGGCAGAGGCACAGGAACAATAACAAACCCACCGGGCCCAACATCATTGGACATTATTGGACAAGGACTAGCTGGTGGTGCAATGATGGGTGCTGATGCAATTAGTAATCTTGCTGCAACTACACGATCAGCAGTTAGTCCAATAGTTAGCCCATTTTTAGATTACTCTCCAGAACCAACTCAAGGTGCAGGTTTTGGAAGAGGTCAGGGTTTTGAAGGACTTGATGGTCTTTACACAAACAGACCGGGATTTGAAGGTGGCTCAACAACAACAATATTTAGAGATGGGGAAGAATTTTCTGTTCCAACTGAAGGAGATGTAGGTGGTGCAATAGATAAAATTAAGAATACAGAAGAATATCAAGACTTTGTTAGATTTGGTCCTCCCAAAGTAATAGAAGATATTGCTAAGGATATAGAAGATCCTAATAAAGAAAGCAATGAAAAATCATTAGAGGATGGATTAGGCACAGGTAAAGATGGGCCAAAAATTTCTACATTTAATAATCTAAATTTAAAAAGTTTGGAAACTCAAATAGATGGATTAAATACAGGCCTTGGTGTGCAGACTTCAGAGGCTTTAACAAGTGCTTATGGTTCAGGTAAGGCTGCAGTAGAATCTGCAGGTGGTGACACAGTATTTTTAAATAAATTCTTTAAGCAAATATCTGAGCCACTTCAATTTAATGAAAATGGTTCTCCAAAATTACCAGAGTTTCCGGGTGAGTTATTGCAACAGCTTACAAGAAATATTGAACAAACTGTTCCTAATCCAGCATTCTTAGCACTTGATCCTCAAGATGCAATTGCTGCAGGTATACCAGACACAATAACAACTGTTGTGCCTACCTTAGATCCTGCAGGAGAGCTTCTGTTGGACTTTTATAACGAATATATAGGTAACGCTTTATTAATGGCTAGAGAGGCTCAGAAACAAAAGAATGAACTTGCAGTAGCAGAGGCTCAGGCAAATCCGTTTGGACTAACTGCACAAGATCAGCTTGAAATAGAAAAATTAAGAGCTAACCCATTTGGATTAACTGCAGATCAAAGATTATCTCTTGAAAGACAAGGACTTAGCGAAACTGACTTTATAGAACTAGAATTAGAAAAACAAAGGATTGGTGCAAGGCCAAACTTGATACAAGCTATATCAGGGTTTTTTCAACCGGGCACAGTAGCTGCTCTTGGTGGCACTCAAAATGTAGAAGGATTGTTATCTAGGCTTGGTGCATTTGATGGTGCAAGAGAAGTTTTACCAACAGTTATAGAACAACTTGGTGGTGGCACAACTCAAGCAGCACCAATATCACAAAACTATTTGCAGTCCTTAGTTGGTAGAGTTCCTGATAATGTTTTGAGTTCGCTTGAAACTGGAATACCTTTGACAAGTGCAGAATTAGCACAACTTGAAAGAGAAAATCCTACTGCACTTGAAATATATCTTGGTAATTTAGCAGGACAAGGAATTACGCAAGATGAAGCAGTTCTTGAAAGTCTTGGTAGAACGCCGGCTGTAGATAATAGAGGAGCTAGCACAATAGGAGCAATAGTAAGCTAATGCTTGAAAGGTATAGACCACAGAGAAGTTTAAGAGATAGAACAAGAAAGAAACAACTTGATAGTTTACTTCAGCAACCTGATCCTAGGCTATATGAACAAGCTAGAAAAAGAAGACAAGAAGCTGAGTTCAGAGAAAGGGTTGAAAGAATTGAATCTCAAGTACCTGATACTCAGGAAAGCCCAGAGGTAGTTACTGCACAAGAACTCAGGAAACCTGCTGGTGGTACTGAAGCTGAACTTGGTCTAGAACAGCCAGATAAAAGAAATATTTTTGCTAGGTTTGGTGAAGACGTGCTTTCAAAACTTACGGGAGCACAAAAAAATTTTGCTTCTCGTGTAGCTTACCTTGGTACCACAGATTTACCTTTTACCGACAAAACGCCACTTGAAATTGCAAATGAGCATTTGCCAAGATCTGTTAGAGGCCCACTTCAGTTTGGTGCACTAAACGAATTAGGAAAAAGTCTCAGGGAAAAAGGTGTAAAAGCGTCAGATTTTTATTCTACAGAGGTTGGCAAAGATGGAGAGTTGCCAGAATCGCAAAAAAAGATAATAGATTCCTATGATCAAACAGACTTAGGTGATTACACAAGCCTTAACAACGCAATAGAGTTTGGCTTAAATACCATTGGAATATCAACTGTTGATGACAAAGGAATACTTGAAGATATATATGATATTTTTAATCCTTATGTTCAAGCTGATAGAATACTAAAACCTTCTGTTGCACAGACTAATGCAAAGTTGTATTTAGAAGCTGCAACTAAGGGTGAGCCAGTTCCTGAAAATTTAACTAATATTCCGGAGTTTTCTAAAAAATTTGGACTAGAATTAACATACGATCCACTTAACTTTGTTGAAGCTGGTCTAGTTGTTAAAGCTGCAAAAACAGCAAAAACTTTATCTAAGTTTCAACTTGGAAGAGATACACTTGCAAGAGCTGCTACTTCAGATGGTTTAATATTAAACAAAAATGTTTTACTTAATGCTGATGAAGCAGAAGAAGTAATATCTTATGAAAGACTAAGAAGAGCAGGACTGGGTAATGAGGATCTTCCTACAAGAGCTGGTTTTGAAGTTGGAGAGCAAGTAGCGTCAATTCTTGGCTATAAGAGAAGAGAGCTTGTAGAAATATTTGAACAGCTTACTACAGAAATTGATAACGCTAAATATTTTAATCAACCAAAAGTAAAACAATCTTTTTCAAAACAACAAAATCTTGATCCTAACGCAAATCCAGTTACTTTTATTGGTGGCAAAATAAGAACAATAGAAGAATCAGAAGCACTACTTAAAAAATTAAATAATTTCTTAGTAAATGATGAGGTTATATCTGCACAATCAAGAGGAAGTTTTACTGCAGATTTACTTAGAGATAGCTCTGGTGTATTTACACCTTCAACTAGAAAAAATGTAAGGTATGGCAATAAAACACCTAGCTCACCATTTAAAAAAGCAAGTGATATTGATGTTAATGCTAAAACTTTATTTGAAACACCTACTGGTGCAACAGTGTTGTCAGGAGAGACTATATCAAGTGCATCAATAAAAGGAAAAGTCCAAAGATTTATATATGGTTTTATTTCACCTAGAGCAATAATAGGAAAAGATGCTCTTTACAATTTTGACAACCCAAGTGATTATCTTGAAGCAGCTCATCAAGTATACCTGCAACAAACAAGAGCAATACCTGACTTAATAGAAAAATCACCAGCATTTGCAGAACTTAAAGAAATAGGTAGTCCTTTTAGAAAAGACCCTGTTGCTGGTATTACTCACATCGGCGATACAGAGATCACTGAAAAACTTTTAAGGGACTTAGGTATTAAAGTGCCACCAAAAACAGATGATGGAAAGTTAATTATTCCAACGTCTGAGTTTTATGGTAAATTTTTTACTACAACCGGCAATCAGCAATACTGGAAACTTGTAAACTCATCTGGGAACATAGCAAGAAATGTAGGTGAGGCAGCAGCAACACCGACAGGAAAATACGTCAGAAAGTTCCAAAAAATTTTTGAAGACAGATTAGAAGAAATGTTTGCTAGAAGCATTAATGGGTATGATAGGTCAAGGTTTTTTGATCAACCATTTTTAAAAGGTGAATCTTATGTTTCAAGGGTTGCAGCACAAATAATCAAGGAAGGCACAGATGCAGAAAAAGCTCTTCTTGCAGGAGCAAGTTTTGATCCTACCAAGCTAAGAGTTTTGGATGAACAAAGTTTACAACAATTTGTAAAAGATGGTGGTAGATACCAAAATGATGAATTTGACATTATAAGAACATTTTTAAATTCTACATACAAAAAACAATTTGATGATGAACTTTTGAAAAGAACTCAAAACATTGCTGCACTTAAACTAGACGAAGGTCTTTATGAAGGAAGAAAAATATTAGATGATGAAATAGATAAACTTCAAGATTCTTTGCTAGGAAAAATACCTTCTACACCTGTAAATTTATTTAACAAACTTAGATACAATTTTCCAGAGTTAACAGAGGATTTTCAAAGAACAGAAAGGCTTACTGGCCGTGAAAGAGAAATGGCTTTAAAGGCCCTCAACAAACAAATTGAGGCAATTAAAAAGAATCCTAATTCTGTATACGGACAAAGATCAAGACAAATAGATCAGGTTGCACAAGAAACTGAGCAGCTTGCTAATGAATACGCATCTTTTGCAAAAAATACAGAGTTTGGTAATCCACTTGTTGATGAAAACTTAGCAAGAGCATCTAGAAAAAAAATAGCTGATGCTTTAGGTAAATCAGATGTTGCAGACTTTGATAGTGAACTTATGAAGGCTCTGAAATCAAGCCCAACTGGTAAAGCATTTTTAACTATTGGTAAAAGGGGACTAGAACTTGCTGAGAGAACTGGAAATATTATGAAAGGTATCATGGCTAACTTTGACCTTGCTGCACCACTTTTACAAGGACAATTTATATTAGCTAGAGATCCAAAGTCTTGGGCACAAGGAACTAAACTAATGATAGATTCATTAAATGATGAAAGATATTACTATCAATTTATTTCACAACATAGCGATACTATACAAAAAATGATTGATGGTGGCATACCTCTTGGTGCAAGAACTTCTGACTTTTTTTACCTTTACACTAAAGGTGGTAAAGATTTTGACGAAGGAAGCAGAATAGCAAGATTGTTTGGCAAATTGACTGGCAAATCATATTTTTCAAAATCAGACATACCTGTTTATCAAATGAAAAGTAAAATAGGAAGAAAACTGCAGGGCACATATAGTGATCCACTTGATGCTTACAAGATACTTACTTACGAGGCATATGAGCCACTCATTAAAAATGCACAAGAATTAGACGAGCTGCATCATTTTATTAGAGCATCAACAGGTTCAATGGATACTGCTGCAATGGGAATTGGTCAAACACAACAAGCAATAGAAAACACTTTAGCATTTTTCTCTCCAAGGTTATTTAGAGGTATTGTAGCTTTAACAGTAGACGCATTTAGAGGTAATTTAAGAGGTGAGCTAGCAAGAGAAGCGTGGGCTAAACTTGTTACTGCACAGTTTATTTTAATGAAAGAATATGCAGACATTACTGGTGGTGAGCTAAACATTGATCCTTCTTCTGGAAATTTTGGATCTGTAGTGCTTCCGGGTGGAAACACAGTTGGTTTTTCTCAAACACTTACAGCACCTATGAGATTGCTTGCTGAATCTGCAGAAATAACAATGGAAGGGCCAGAAGCCATGAAAGCATTTGTGTCAAAAACTGCAACAGAAACATCAGAAGGCAGAACGTTTTACAATCCATTAACAAGAATATTAAGGTCTAAGTCCTCAGTATTTGGAGGAACAGTATGGAACATAGCCACAGGTGAAGATTATTTTGGATACGATGTTTCAAGAAATCCATTTGATTTAGAATTTTACAAAGATTTGCCTGTGCCTTTACCTTTTGCATTTCAAGCAGCAATAATTGATGACGTAAGCAGAGCAGCAAGAGAACCTGATTACACACTACCTTTTATTGGAACTGAGTTAGATTTTTATTGGTTGCAAGCACTAAATCCTCTTGGTGTAAAAGAATATCCTCAATCAAACTGGGCTTACCTTTATAATACACGAGACGAAATAGCAGCAAGAAGATTTCCTAGTGGAACAGGCAAACTAACAGAGTGGAGAGATTTAAGCAGATTGCAGAGAGAGGGCCTAGAAAATCCACCTTCTGAAATACTTGAAGGCTTATCAGAATCAGAAAAAGCACAAATTTTAAACGATGCAGCAGTCCTTAAAAGAGTTTCAGAAAAAGTATACGCAAATGTAACTGATCCAAATACACCAGAATTTATGGAAGAATACTATGACAGTTTAAATGCTATTGAGAGAGAAGCTAGAGCAAAAATTGACGCACTTACTGAAACATTAAAACAGGGTGGATTAGCATCTAGTCCTCGTCAATATGAATCTGCAATGCAAATATTTAGAAGAAAAAGAAAAGAAATTACTGATGATAAATATGACGCTATAGAAAAAATAATTTCAACTGATGTTGAGTCATATCATAAAGAACAAAGTGCTAAAAACCCAGAAAATTCAATAAAATTTTATTTAGATCTTTATAACAGAAAAGTTTTTGATAATCCTACTAATTATCTTGAAGACGGAGAGTTTGATTATCAAGCTATGCAAGAGGCAGACAGAAACTTTTTGCAATATGATCTTGATGGAAACAAAGATTTGTATGATCAAATAGTAAGTATAAGATTTCAAAAGAAAGATCTAAACGAGTTTGAAGCAGAAGTTGTAATTGGTCATCACATATTTGGTGGTAAATATTGGCAAGGTGCAGACACGGCTACATTAAATGAGTTTCCTGATGTAGAAAGAATATATTACGATAGATATCAAGGTGCTAGTCCAGATTTTAAAAGAGTGCTTAGGGATGAAAACCCAAGGTTAGCAGAGTTTATATCTGTTAGAAACAAAGTAAGGGATCAACTTAGAATGAACGATCCTTACCTTGATGCTTGGGTGTATAGAAATGG